GGCACGTTCCAGATTCATCACCAGTGGCGATTTCTTTTAATCTTAGGTCGTTTACGTATGTTGCCATGTCTTATTCTCCGCAAAGTTTATCATATACTATTTAAGCTGCAATGTCTGTCCAATTTGGTGCTTGACTATCATCTACATCACTCCAACTAGGGCTTTGTGAATCACTAATTCCTGTCCAACTTGGATCTTGTGAATCATCGATTATACCCCAAACTAATAGCTGGCTAATACCACCAGTTCCTACTATTCCTGTAACAGATATATTAGCTTCACCAGTTTGTGTTACATCCCCTATTTGTCCCTTACTCAGTAAGTCATCATCACTTATACTTATAACTGCTCCACCTGTAGGTGTAACACTATTAATTGCTGAAGTGCTTGTAACGGCACTAACACTTACATTTGCTACTCCTGTAGCCGTTAAAGAGCCTACACTTCCCGTTGATGTAGCTGCTGTTGGGTAAACATTTGCTACTCCTGTAGCTGTTAAAGAGCCTACACTTCCTGTGCTCGCACTCTGAGTAACGGCTATTATGTTATTTGTTATTAAGCTTAGAGATCCTAAAGCTGAAGATCCTGCTACACCTGTAGGATATACATTAGCGTCTCCACTAACTGTTTCCTCTCCTTGTGAAATAGTGGAAGCAGAACCAGAAACACCGACTAAAGCAGCTCCATTTGCTACAACAGTGCCTATAGCACCTGTTCCTGCTACTCCAGTTAGTTCTACGGATAAAGGGGTACTCCAGGCACCTGATCCCCAGGCACCTCTGCCCCATCCATTAATATTAGCCATTGGCTAATCCTCTTAAGCGATTCTAATTACAGCATTACTAGCGTCAGCAGTTGGGAAAGATATTGTAAAGCTCCCTGCTGTAGAGGTTTTATTCCCTCCAAAATCAAATACAGCTACTGCAGGATCTCCTGAAGCAGAGTCATTATAAATCATGCACCCTCTTGCTGTAATTGTACAAGTACCAAAAGTCAGATCACTAAAATCTGTGTACGCAGTTGTTCCAGATGTTGTTGGATTAACATTCGTTAATGCCGCTCCACCTGCCGTGTAGTTGGTACCTGTAGCTTCTTGGCTAGTTGAATACGCTGTAGTAGAAGCACTCATAGTAGCCGAGCTTGTATATAAAGCTAATTTAAAGGTGTTACCACCAGATGCTTTAAAGTTATGTACTGCTTGCAAAAGTTCACTTTTGAAAGAAGTACACATTGCTTGTGTAATTGCCATTACAGTCTCCTAATAATTTCAGCTAGGTCTTTTTGACCTTGTTTCTCTAACTGATTACATATTGTACAAATGTGATTGTTAATCGCTTCTTGCATGTAATACATAATCACGTTTTTGCATACTTCTTTAAAAGCATGTGCTTGTGCCCTTATGGGTGCAGGGGCTTCATCACTAATAGAGACTATTTTATTCGTCGCCATTTCTGCGACCTCCTCTACTGTATGTCCCCTGTGGTTCGTTGTCTTAACGCCCAGGTTTCCGACAGTTAAATCTGATTCTAGTGAAAACATTAATATTTATTGGGCTCCACAATTAAACCTTCTTTAACCTGACCATCTTTTCTTCCAACTAATCCTATAGGAATAGCTTGCTGTTTCTCTACTTCTGACCATTTACAAATCCTCAGTTCGTTATCAATATAATAAGTTACGTATGGATCCTCTAGTCGATGATAACCATACATTTTTTCCTGTATTGGAACATCAGCATCTAAAAGTCCAGATGTCAGTGCAACTTGAACAATAATACCTTTATCCATACATTTTGCCAACCAAAACTCACAGCAAGCTCTACCTTGTTCTGCAAAATGTAAATTACCTTTATAACTAAAATCTGCTCCAAACATATTAATACTTCCAACCTTATTCCATAAGGCAAAAGCAATGGCATATGCAATGGTGTTGCTAAAATAACCACAACCTAAATCTGTGACTATATCTTCAATAGGATATTCTTGTAATGCAGGTACTCTTTTGTCTAACTCACAACTATAAATTGGGTAATCTACAGTCGGTAGAGTTTCTTGCATAATCTGTGTCATATTACCTGCATCATCTGTATCAAAGAATCTACTTACAGGGTCCATAATAAAAGCTCTATCTACTTTCTTTATTACGCTTATCATGGCATTGATAGCCCAAACTTCATCAAATTTTTTACTATGGGTTATCATCCTATGGTAGTCGAGTTGACTATTTCCCATAGCAATTATTGCTATGTTTTTACCTTCTAGTCCTGGAATTGGGTTCATGTAGTTGGGATTCTTACTTGGTCGTATCTATACTGACTATGTGTACCTGCGCCTTCAGTAGTATTTTTTAATCTTTCTATTCCGTCCTGGAACCGTTGCTCGTATAAAGCTATCTCTGGAGGATCCATTTTTAGAAAAATAGCTGCTTCTGCTAAACACCCATACAATAAACAATTAGGAGCATTTTTTGAAATCCATGTAGTCCCACTATCCCCAGCAGCTGTTAATGAAGCTGGTCTATAAAAATAATGTAATTCAAAGGTATAGTTTGCGTCTGGAGTAGGAGCTAATATAAAAGTATCTCCATCAAATTCTGCGTAATACTTAGGCCTACCTGTTACTGAACCAGATGTTGCTGGTTTATAAGATCTTATAAAACTGACTTGCTTTAAATTTAAGTAATAATAGGTACTACTATCAATAACAGCTAAACTAAATGGTGCTAAAAAATCACTTGGCATTCCAAGATAGACATTACCTGATGCTGCTGTACCTGTAACATTCTTTCTAAACTCATCTATCCAAACATCTTTTAAAATACGTTCTTCTGCCTCTTTAATAATAGTATCTAAAGAATTGACAAAAGTAGTTTCAGAACTGTCCACATAATTCTGAATTGCTGTTTTTAGTCCGCTATATGTAAAGCTCATTATACTGGTCCTGCTGTTACTGTACTTCCACCACCAGTTACATCTCCTACTGAAGCTGTTCCTGTTGAAGTGAAATTATACTCATTTGTATCTACTACTGTTATTGTATATCCACTTGCACTCTCAAGTACAGTAGTTGTTACTCCATCAAAAGCTTCTGTGGATCTAAAACGTACTGTATCACCAGTGGTTCTATTATGCTTAAATTCAGTAACGGATATAATGGTATTAGCACCCGCTGCTCCACTTCTAAAAGGATCTAAAGGTAATAAGCTTTGAGCGGGTCCAACAGAAACTAATCCTCCTCCCCCGCGTTCTCCAGAAGTTCCTGTACCAGATACCGCACTAAAAGTGTAGGTATCATCATTTACTTTAGTAATGGAGTACCCATCGGGATCTTCTAAAGCTCCTGTAGTAAAACCATCGAAAGCTTCTGTGTTTCTAAATCTAACTTTGTCTCCTGTACTTCTGCCATGATTATCTTCAAAGACTTTAATCGTGGCACTTGCAGATGTGGATAAGAAAGGATTATTTACCAGTAATGCTTCTGCTACTGGTTCCGTACGATCTGGTCTAGGGTTCAATACTGCTTCTGGATCAGTGCCTACTGGGGGTGGATCTAATTGAGGTTGTTTAGAATCATAACATTCAGGACAAGTCATAAACCCATCCCACTGTTCTTTAAGTTGCTTTAATCTATAACGTTGACCACATGTATCACATATCGCCCATGTATGTTTCCCTGCTGCAAAGGCCATTAGCCTCTCCTTAAATTACTTGCCTAGGAGGTAAGAATCTAGAACTTACAGTATCTATGTCTTCAGATGCTGCTCTATCAAATTCTTCATCATAAACTTGCTTTAATAGCTGTATTCTATCTGGTGCACGCTTCATAGCTAAGTAATAAGCTAGACCAGCGGTCATGCAAGGCAAGAATCTAAAGACAGCTTCCATATTGTTTGTATAGTCGCCAGCATCTTGCATTCTAGTTAAAGCATAGTAATAAACTACATCTGTAGAATTTTCTGGTGCAGGATATAAATATATCTTTGGTGTTATATGTCTTTCCAAAAAGAATTGAGTAGGTCTTGCTTTGGTACTCTTTTTAGGAGTGTAAAGATAATCAGATCTACTAAGTCTTTCTAATTGATAATCAGTGCTATCACGTTGAATAACAGCAGATGTTATATCAATTATATCTGTGCCTAAGTCATATGAAGTTGTTCCTTCAACAACTGTAAAATTACTTTTGGTAATAAGCCATTGATTAAGCCCTCTATTTGCCCATTCTGCAACTAACAGATTTAATGAACGACGTGCAGTCTCTAAATCGTACCCTGTACGAAGTTCGAGACCACATCGTTCATATGCTTCTTCTATAAGCTCATCTACACTCAGATCAAATGAAGTTGTCCCTGATGTGGCCATTTATTAATACCCACCAGTCTTATGCTTCTTTTTACCTTTCTTTCCGTGCACAATACCACCGCCCTTGTAACCTTTTGTACTCTTACTCCAGTCCTCGCCATGTTGTATTGCTTTTCTTCTACGTGTTAATCCAGGCATATCTTATCTCCTAGTTATTTGGTGCTTCATAATATTTTAAAAATTCGGCCCAAACGGTATATTCATTACCTGCATCGGCTGTAGATGGTATAACTAATAAGACATCACCTGTGTAGCCAGATGCTTCTGTATTCACCAATCCACCAATATCACTAAAATCAAAGAAGTTATCATAAGCCAATGTTAAAAATGTAACATTTGTTGTGGCGTCCCAATCTAAAGATGCTGGTGCATCAGGGGCTCCACTCACGCTATACCAAATTTTATTTAATGCAACGTGGGCGCATGATTTACTGCCTGTAGTGGATTTATTCAGAGCAGAAACATCAACTAATGTTGTGCTACTACCACTTCCATCCGAATATACAGAACAATAAGTAACTAATTTTTTGTCGTAGTCATACTGAATAGTTGGTCCTGTGACTGAATCAGCCATGTTTACCTCCTATTAAGCGTCAGCAAATGGTGTAACTATAGTTCCTGAACCAAGTATTAGTCCTTCAACTGCATACTTAGCTGATGCCATAGCTGTTACTCTTACAATGCTACCTGCAAGTCCACCTTTAGTTGAACCGTTCATAGTAATTACATCATTAGATGAACCAGATATAAAAGTTTTACCTGTAGCATCATCTACGCCAGTATATAGACCACCAACAAACTTATCTGTGCCATCAGTTAAAATATCCATATCTGTCGCTGCTGTAACAACAACAAAAGTGAATGTAGCACCTAAATTATTAGTTTGATTTGGATCGTCATCTCTACCAGGAGCTGTTGCTACGATACTAGGTAAAGTAAATTTACCGTCTGCATCATTTGTAACCAGTATCTTTCCTGCATGGGAAGCGACTGTTAATGAAGTATCAGCTGTTAAACTGACCACATTAGCATTACCTGCTGATATAAACCCAGCCAATGATTGAACTGGACCTGAAAAAGTTGATTTAGCCATTTTTTCCTCCTAACTAAAACTGCCACATCATCTTGGAGTCAGTCTGCCGAGTCAGTTGATGTGACTAATTATCTCGGACCGACTTTGAGTATAGCAGAAAATTAAGGGGTGTGTGAATAAAATGCGGGGTTGAGTAAGAAACCCCCCGCAGGGTTCCATATGAATTTAGCCTGTTATGCTCCAGGGCTGCCAAATACAGCACGGGGGTCAGACCACCCGAATGAGTATCTTTCGCGAGCCTTGTACCTTACATTACCAGTGTCGAAGTCAGCTTCCATTGAAGTTCTGATTGGTGAACGATCAAACATTTTGAATCCGTTCGGACAATCAGTCTTAATGAACCAAGCATCGGTGTCAGTCAGATAATGATTAACTGTATAGCCTTCAGGGACCATGCCCATATTTCTAACAGCGTTAATATCGTTATCAGACGTACCAACTCTACCAGGTGATTCCAACAATCTATCAGCTACGAACTGTAACTCTTTAGGAATAATTAACTTTGTTCCTTGAAGTT